GTACTTGTACACCATATTCTGAACCATAACTTGAACTACGAAGGAACAAGATAATTGCGTTTCTGTCACCAGAAAGTAATTCATCTGGATTAATTCCTTTGGTTTTAATTTTCCTTTTTAGTAATATATCCAACACTGTACCATTCTCAATTAAAGAAGGTGTTGTAAGCAGGTCTTCGTCTTTACTGGTCATGTATTCAACATTGACTTCCGAAATTTTATTAGGATAAAACATACCTTTTGATGGTAATTTAACAATTTCATAACTGGTCGTTAAATCAGGGTCGGTTTCCTGTGACATTACATTTTTAAATTGTTCGGGACTATATGTTGATGCTGCTGATGGAATTGAAGCCGATAATGCTTCTGGCATTGCTTCTGGCGTAGATTCATTAACAACAGGTTGTGTTGGAGTCTCATTGGTTTTGTTAATTGGAAGTGAAGTTACTGATTCTGGTGAAGCAAGTGTTCCTTTTTCACGCATTTCTTTATATTCTTTTAATACATCACCAAGTGGTTTTCTCTCTGGTGCAGGTTGTTGATTCTGGTTTTCCATGAATTTATAATTTTTTATACTTTTCTGATAAATACTATAAAAAAAATTTCTGTCCATATTCAAGATTTTTAATTAAGACTCGTATTATAAAGTATAAAACGTAATATATGGCGAGAGACAGATTTAAGGAAGAAAAAGATTTCGAAGAACTAACATCAGTTAATAGTGCACAACACGTGCAGGAAACAAAAAGTATTATCAGGAAGTTAATTACTAAAGATACTAAGATTATCGCCAAGAACGATAGTCAGAAAAAACTGATTCAATCGATAAAACAAAACGAGGTTACGATTTGTGCAGGTCCTGCTGGAACTGGTAAAACATACGTTGCACTTGCTTTGGCTTTAAGTTTATTAAGAAAAGAAGGAAATAGATATAAAACCATTTATTTAGTTAAGTCGATTAAAACCCTTAAGGATGAGGAAGTTGGATTTATTAAAGGCGACTTAATGGATAAAATTAGTCCAGCGATGATGAGTTATTATATTAATATCGAAAAAATGATATTAAAGAGCACTATGGTGTCATTAATTACTCAAGACATTATCAGACCATTTCCACTGGCATACATGCGTGGCGCAAGTCTGGATGACTGTATTATTATTGCTGATGAAATGCAAAACGTGACATTTGATAATAGTAGAACATTATTGACTAGAATTGGAAGTAACTGTAAACTACTTGTGCTTGGAGATATTAATCAAATCGATTTGAGAAACAAGAACGAGAGTTCATTGAAGGTACTTTTAGAGTTGTTTGAGGGCACTAAAGACATTGGTGTTATCAAGATGTCAGAAGAAGACACAAATATCAGAAATCCTTTAATTAACGTTATTGAAAAACAATATAAAGAATATATAGAAACCCATCCTGTTAACGGAAACGGTAATGGAAACGGGAATCAGAATAAACAACAATTACATGGCTAAAGAACCTAAAATATATGTGTTATATGTTGGAGTACAAGGTATTCGAAGCGAAGATATTCAATATTTTGTCACAGAAATATCAAAAAGAATTGCTCCCGAAAATATTGAAGGGGAAATTATTGTCATTCCAACACAAGCACCTGATACTAGAATTGAATGTATCAACCCAAAATACATTACGGATGCCGACTTGGTTAATGAGCACACCGAAATGATGAAAAAATTAAATACAAACCTCCAAAATCAATTGGAGCAATTAAAACAAGACAATAATGGCTAAATTAAGAGTAGGTATCGATATAAATGAAACCCTAAGAGGAAGATGGGCACAATTCGATAGATTTTATGCACAGGAATTCGGAGAAGAAAATCTCGATGACCCAAAATATGTTTATGATTTCTGGAAAGAATATCATTGGGAAGACACTATTGAGGTTGATAAAGAATTAAAAGAACCTGATGACATGCCCGATGACATAAATCCGATATATTATCAAACAGATGAGAAAGGTGAGGCTGAAGCCGATTCATTTATCTTCAAAAAAAGTGTGGAAACCAAATTAACAGCACGAGAAGTTTATAACAGGTTTGTATATCAAGACTTTTTATTTGAAATTCATGGTGCTGCACCTAAAATCTATCCACAAGTGGATTTAGATACAAATAATTTCCTGCAAAAATATGAGGAAACCGTTGATTTCACAGTTATGTCTGTTGAAAACAGATTTAGCATTCCACCAACACTCTTCTTTTTAAGTAAAGTGTCATCGAGATTTAATAATTATAAGTTTCTGGAGAAAGCTGTTGATATGTGGAAACACGTGGATATTCTGATAACAACCGACCCAGAAATCATTCAACTCGGTGCGCCTTGGGGTAAGAAGCTCATTAAGTTGAGACGACCATATAACGAAAAACTAAAATCTGGGACATTAGATGCAATGCAAATTGTTGATTTAATCGAGAATAAAGATTTTCAAAAAATAATTAAATTTAAAACTAAGTAAAAATGAGCGAAGAATTAAAAATATCAGCAGAACAGGCTGAATTAGAAAAAATCGAGAAGATTAAAGTCAGTCTCGATAAACTGGTAAATAAGAAATCAAAGTTCTTGTTTGTTGTTCCAGAATCACAAAGTCCTGTAGCAAGTGTTTATGAAATATATTTTCATGCAACAGTTGTTAAAAGAATGGGTTATGAAGTTATTATCATGGTGGAGAAAGGTGACTATGTTGCACCATCATGGATTGAAAAAGAACTTACTGACCACACACATATGTCAATGGCAGACCCAAAACTATTGGTAAGTCCTGAAGACATTATGGTTATTCCCGAAGTTTATTCCAATGTAATGGAGCAAACTAAAAATCTCCCATGTATGAGAATCGGATTACTCCAATCAGTTGATTATATGACAAGTTCACTTATCCCGGGTACGGACTGGACATCGTTTGGAATTCAAGATGTCATTACCACTTCACAAAGTCTTAAAGAATGGTTAGAAACATTTTATGGTGCTGGTAAATATGATATTAAAACATATGATGTTGGTATTCCAGATTATTTTAAGAGGTCAAGTATACCACAAAAACCTGTGATTTCGGTTATCGGCAGAAACGCCAATGAAATCTCGAAGTTCGTTAAGTTGTTCTTCAGCAAATATCCACAATATAATTGGATAACGTTTGACCCAATGGTGACTAAAAGTAAACCACCTCAACCAATGAGAAGGGTTGATTTTGCTAAAAGGTTGCAGGAAAATTTTGCAGCGATTTGGATTGACAGAATTGCAAGTCTCGGTACATTCCCACTGGAATGCATGAAAACTGGAACTATTCCAATCTGTTTGAAACCAGATATCATGCCAGAATATATGATTGAAAGAGATGAGAAAGGTGTGGCACTCAATACTGTTGAGGGCGCAGGAGTCTGGACTGAAAATTATTATGACCTTCCAGTATTAGCAGGAGATGTATTAGTTAAGTTCTTGGATGACGCAATTTCTCCTGAACTCTATGAAACAATGGAGAAAGCAGCATCAAGATACAATCAAAAAGATAGTGAAGTAAGACTAGGTGAAATTTATACTGAACTCGCCAATAAGAGAATTGCTTTGTTTGAATCAGCACTTCAACCAGCACCTGTTGAGGAAAAATAATATTAATCTTAAAGAAAAAAAGAAATGAATATATCAGTAATTGTACCAATACATGAATTTAACGATGAGTTATCATTATTGGTAATTAACGCACTTGAAAGTGTTATTAAACAAGAGGATGTCAAAGAACTCCCACAAATGGTTCTCGTGTATCCATCAGAACTCGATGCCGACATAATTGGTGTCAGAGATGCAATGGTTCGTAAACATCAGGAAAGTGGTGTAACTCACCAAAACTTCGTTTTAATTAAAAACGATGGAGCAACCGATTATCAGTCGCAAGTTAATCTAGGTGTGGAATCAGTAACTACCGATTATTTCTCGGTACTTGAATTTGATGATGAATATGGTGGAACATACTTCAGAAATGTTGATAAATATGTTACCAGCTATCCTGATGTCGATGTGTTTCTCACAATGATGATTGAAGTCAATGAAAAGAACGAAGGTATTAAGTTAACAAATGAAACCGTTTGGGCACAACAGTTTGTTGGTGAGAACGGTGAGATGGGTTACTTAAACACAAATGCATTGAAACAATATACCGACTTTAAAATAAGTGGTGGTATTATCAAGACCTCTGAATTCAAGAATCTTGGTGGATATAAGGCTAACATCAAATTAACATTTATGTATGAGTTTTTGCTTAGAGCATTAAACAACGCATCAAAAATCTTTAGCATACCGAAAATCGGATACAAACACTTTGCGACCCGTGAAGGTAGTTTGTTTGATGGTTATTTGAAAAACATGCCTGTTGATGAAAGAAAATTCTGGTTTGAGACAGCGACAAAGGAATCTAATTTCATGAATGACAGACCAATTGATAAATCAAGACTTCAGAAAGTTGTTGAAGGATAATTTTATTCACTAAAAACATTTAATGAATAAAGTTGACCCTACAAAGCAATATTTTGCTGAAAGAGAAGAACAAGCTGTTTTAGATTACATTCTTTCCGATTCGCTGGAAGAAAAGAATGACATCTATAACCAGATACTAATTGAACCATTTAGAAAAATGATTCAGTCTATTCTAAGAAGATATCCCATCCATATTGGTAATTACGATATGGATGAGGTTGAACAGAACGCTCTTACCCATTTAGTTGACCACATGGTTAAATATAAGCCATTTATTATTGAACGCAAGAATATTGATAATGAAAAGTGGACTAAATTGCCTGACGGTGTGAACGGATTCAGATTTATTTTTATCGAAGATGCTACTGATAAGTTGACAACATTAGTTGAAAGCGGTGATGGACGCAAATATAGATTATTTAACTCAAAGGCATTCAGTTATTGTCAAACAATTATCAGGAACTATTATAAAGACCATAGTAAGAAAAGTTATACCGAGAAGAAGATTAATTTGAGTTTCGATGATTATATTGATGAGATTAATGAAAATCTCGAATATACTTACGAGATGGAAATGGAACAACAACACCAACTCGAAAGATTAATTAATACTGTTGTTGAAAAGATTGATAACCAAATAGAAAATAATCCCACTATTAAAAAGAATGAAGTTCTAGTTGGGGATGCTATTATTAATGTGTTGAAGAACTGGCAAGTTTTATTTATGGAAGACAGTCCAGATGGTAGATATGAGAAACGGGTAACCAATAAATTTGCTAAGAATAAAATTCTGTTGTATCTCAAAGAACAGACAGGTTTAAGTACAAAGGAAATTAGAATAGGTATTAAGCCGTTTAAGGAAATTTATTTCGTTGAAAAGATGGATTACTTGGAAGATTAATGAAAAAGGTGTATCAAACAATAGTGGATAGAGGTCATGGTAACTGCATGCAAGCAGCGATTGCCAGCTTATTTGAGAAAGATTTGGACGATGTTCCTAATTTTATCGAGTTTGAGAGTTGGTTTAGTCCAATGTATAAGTTTTTAATTAAAAATGGTTATGATTATCATGGGATGCTTCATAATAAAAACCATACGATTCTCAATACCCCAAGTCACGAATGTTTTAATGAATTGAAATGGCATAGACAATCAATCATGACACCCAAAAAATTATATAAAGAACAGGGAGTAAATGGTTTATTTTATGCTGGGGTTCTGTCACCAAAATATTTTAATTGGAGCGACCAAACAACACATGCTGTAATTATTGACCGAGATTATAATATTGTTCACGACCCAAATAAAGAATATAATGATAAAAAATTCAGACAATATCCACTAACATCATTATTAGGATATAATGGAATTATTGATGTTATGTTAATTAATCCAAAATAAAAAAACCCGTATTTATAGGTACTAAAACTATTATTATGGCAAGACCGAGCATATTAGGTGTAAAAGTAAACGATGGTGGTATTTATTTAATTAAAAATATTTCCGATTCTAAAGTATATGTTGGGAGTGCAAGAAGATTAATTGAAAGAATATCCCTTCATAAACATCAATTACGAAACAATAAACATCATTCAATTCACCTACAGAATGCATGGAATAAATATGGTGAAGATGTTTTTATTTTTGGTGTGTTAGAAATTGTAGAATGTAATAATGATTTAGTTAAAATTGAACAAATATATATTGATAAATATAAGTCGTCTAATGATAACTTTGGATATAACATTTGTCCTAAAGCCAAGAATAATTTAGGTGTTAAACATACGAAGGGTATTCAAGAGAAAAGAATGAGAATGGCAGGTGAGGGGAATAATTTTTACAATAAGAATCATTCGGTAGAATCGAGACGATTAATTGGGTTACATAATTATAAAAGAAAATTAAGTGATAATGATGTAAAAGAAATTAGATTTCTTTTTAA